TTAAATTTATTGTTAAAGTTTGTTGTGCACCATTGGCATCTGAGTAAGGTACCGACAACTGTACATTCTGCATGTCAGTCGACTGAATACCATATTTGCTATTATCACTGACTCTGTAGTAAAGTCTGAAACTTCCTAACGGAATGTTACTAAAATTTCCGTCGCCAAACACAAGGTCTATGGTATCGTCATTTTTTGTGACAACGTTGTAAGTGTTTCTTTCACTTTCAGATAACGAATTGTATATGGCATTGTTGCCTGATAATGAAGGTACTTTAGTCCATCTCTGTAATAATTGTCCAAATTGGTCCAGCTTGTACAAGAACACATCAGAATCATTTATGTTTGGTGTGTCTATACTTTGAACAAAATTTGTTATTGATTCATTTATTGTAAAATCTTCATTTTGCATTGACCCTTGCTTGAATAAGAAAAAGAAACCAGTGTTGTTAGAACTGTCGCCAGATCCATCGGACCTGTATGTGTAGGTGAGTCCAGTGCCTGGTACTGGGTTGGCTTCATAGATGCTTTCGGAATTATCAATAGTACTTGGAACTATCTCAAAATTTCTCGACACTCCGCCAATTGATTTTGTGAATTTAAAAATAGGAAGATCCAGTTGGTTAGAACTTAGAGTGTAAGTTTCTGTGGATATGCCACCTATTGTGCCTGACTCTCTCGGTTTGCCAAATAGTTGTCCTGTCTGATTTGCCGCGTTTAGTATTGACGTAAATTGTTCTCTATAATTTGAGTTTGCACTGTCATTCCAAATGATGTTTGCATTTGCCAAATTAGTTCCTGTGCTATCTAGAACATCCTGAGTGGTTGATATAGAGTCAACCTTAAGTAGTCCTGTTGCCGGCTTGTTCCGCTTGGCATTGTAGTTTATCAACCTTGCCAGCCTTAACACAGAATCTCTTCTCTCTGCTGTTTCTAAGAAATTTTCTCTAGCGTTTAGATCTACCCTGAAAGAAAGTGCTTGAGCTATGTAGGCAATAAGATCGATAAGTGCAACATACTCTGAACTTTCCACAAAATCATTGAAGTCATCTGGATAGTTCTCACGTAGATAGGCCACCATGGTTCTTCTCAGGGTCTCAAAGTCATAAGATTTGAAATCTGCCTGCTGGAATGCCTGGTAGATCTTTCTCCAATCTTCCGCTACAAGTAATCTGTTCTGTCTATCTGTTGTGGCCATTGTATTTACAACGGTATTTATATGCTAGGAAATGTGCGTATATTAAGATAGACGCAATAAAGCGTTTTCGTCGAAGTTGAATCGTAGTTTCTCTGTGATATTAAGAGGAACATACTTTATTGTTGCCTGTATTGCAATACCTTTATCAGCTTCTGTTACCAAAATTTCTTCTGTGGCAATCCTACTGTCTGCGTTAAGATTTGCTGTGATGTCTTCTATTATTGCATCTTTTAGCTGTTCAGTGAACGGTTCGAATATGGCGTCATATATTATGGTTCCAAATTCAGGGTTTTCGACCCTTTCACCTTTACGCACAGAAAGTCTGTTTATGAGTCCTTGTTTTGCCACTTCAAAGTCGTACAATTTAAAATTTTGCTTATCGGCACGTGAACTAAAACCTTTGAAGGTTATGTTCTTGTTAGATAAACTGCCTGCTCCTGATCCTGAATCTCCGTATGCCATATACTGTATTTAATCTTTAAAATCTAAAGAAACTCCTCACTGCACTAATGGCACTTGCGACAGCTGGTATTGATGCAATCTGTCCTTGGACAAAATTTATTGCTTGATTTTTAATATTATTTTTTATTAGGCTGTCTAAATTTTTAGCATTGGACACTAAAGTGTTTAATTTATCTACAGGCAATTTAATTTTGTCATTTAATTTTACTACATCACTGAGCTGTTTCGCCACAGCATTTATACTTTTCTTTTTCAGTAACTGGGTTTTGATATCTTTCAACTCCTGTGGTGAAAGCTGTGGATTTTCCTTAATAATTTCAGCCATGGCTTCGTTGATATATTTGCTTATCCTTGCAGTACTGCTCTGTCTGTCATAAGGCTCGTGTGTCACGAACTCAGATACTGTAGTTTTGTTTTCAACTTTCTGCACTGTGCCACGATTTATTGGCTTTTCGTCATCTATATCAATCAGTCCATTGGTAACTTTAATGCCCACTGCATCAGGTTTCAGCCATCCAGGTCCCCACTGTGAACTTGCCCCTATCGAATTGAAGTGCACCTGTGATCCAGCAAGGTGGAAAGATCCACTTGCGCCATGGAGTTGTTGTCCGTTTGTGAAAGAAGTTATACCGTCTTTCGCGAAATTTCTGACCGAGCCTCCTTGTGAACTGTTAAGTATTCCTTTTTCTCCCATTGAAAAAAGATATCCTTCTGCGTTGAGTGCCAAGTTGGATTCAGTTGAAAAATTGATCCCACCCTTTGCATGGAAGTTTATGTCTCTGTCACTATGCAAATTGAAATCTTGCGAAGTTCTTAAATTTATACCTGCATCGGAGTAGACATGGATGCCGCCATCTCTGTCCATCTCTAAAAACGCTTTACCTGATCCGTTAGCTAGATATACCACTCCGTCTGTGTCATGCATCAGCAGTTGGTGTCCGGAAGCAGTCCTTAACCTGGTCAATTGGTTTGTGCCATCTATGGCACCGTCGTCCATCACAAAGGTGTGCCCGGGCTCTCTGTCTGGCCTAACACGTGTTCCGTCTGGTCCAATGTTTAGTTCTCGAGAATCTTCACGTATCCTGCCAGGCGTGTTTATTCCAAACACCTGACTTGGCGCTTCCCTCTTTGCAGAACTTGTAGTGGTGCCTCTGATGTTATCTTGTATTAAACCTTGTGCTTCGAACTGATCAGCTAGTATACGATTGACCGGATACCTGAATTGATTGGCTGACTCCGCCGATACTGCATTTTCCGTCATGTTCCTATTCTTTTCACCAACCGGTAAAAGATCAGTGCCATAATTTTGTGTCTCACCTGTGGCCGCCTGAGCTATGCCTCTTTCTCTGCCTGTGGATCTGTCCGATGCCAACTCGGTAAATGTGGACGCACCGTAACCTGGCACCTGTTGATTTGTCAGTGGCTGTTGCACACAGCCTATCCAGAAAGCGTTTGTCTGGCTGGTCTCACCACGTGCAAATATCACCAACACCTGTGTGTCTATGTCAGGTGGAACGAACCACATACCATAACTGTGTTGCGTCAGCTTGTAGTCACTTGGATCTGATTTACTTGTGGCCTCTAAACTTTTTGCGCCGTAAAAAGGTGAAAGGTACTGACACCAGATACAATCCTCTAGTGATGGATTATTCGTCTTGGTCAGTTCAGGAATGTTAACTCCCAACCTGCCCTGCCTCAGTGGATCATCTGTGAACTTGACCCTGCCAACATAAGGACCTGCGTCCTTGGCCGCCAACTTCTGCTCGAAGTCCTTCATGTTATCAAATGTATCTACGAATCCTACCATATTAACCTAAAATGTCCTTTATTCTGTTGATATTTTCCCCGATGACTTCGTAGTCAATAAGTCTAGTTTTTTTATCAGTGATGTCTTCTTTTTTCTCATCAAAATTACGTAATTTTATTTCAGGTGGAACGCCTTCCCCTTGTTGATTGTTTAGTCTTACACACGTCAGTGTCTGCAGGAACTGGCCATTCGACATTTGGCTATCAATTTTTACCACTTGATAAACACCTGCGAAGAACAAATTCTCCTCCTTAACCATGCTTTTGTTATCAAACATTACACCCTTTTTCTCATCGATGTCGTCTGGCAAAATGTATACTAGTTCTATGAGTGGGGTATGGGAATCTGCATTAAAACATCCGAATTTTTTATCATCAAACCTATCTCTACTGCTTTTCTGCTGTCCCTCGCCTAAAGGTATAAATTGATCTTGGCACAGATACGCTGGATCCCCCAGAATGGTCATTTCTATCCTCATCATGTCTACAGTTGGATTTGTTAGGTAGTCATAAAAATCTTGTTTTCTGGCATCCTTGGCATTGTTTTGCGAAGACTTGTTAAACAACATCCTGCCTTTTATCGCACTTGGATAAGACCTCATCAACGTGATATCACCTTTAGTTGGATCTTCAGTACCCTTTATCCTTGATATAAATTGATCAAGTTTACTAAACTCCGAATCTGCACCTTTGCTTATCTCTATTGCGTTACGCATGTAAAAAGCTGTCTTGTAATTTATTCGCAGGCTTTGTATGTCAAAGTTTTCCCCTGTGTAGATGTAGTTGTATTGTTTCATAACCTGGCTCCTTGCCACACCTGCCTTCATAAACACACCTGGTCTAAGGAACTTAAGAACGTGTATCTTGTATGGAATAACTCTGTAGGTAATTGTTTTCCTATGCATCTTGTTTATTCCGTCCAAAGGTTCTCTATAATGGGTTTGAACATTAGTCTTAATTTTAAACCAATCAACAAAAGGATTATTAGAAACAATTTGTTCAAACTCGTCACTGAGGATTAATTTTTTAATGTCTTCTGTTGGAATATCTTTTTTCTTTTCAATGGCATTAGCACGAGTAAGATATGTTGCCCATAGGTCGGTTGCTATGTCTTCATAATATTTTGTTTGTCTAACCATGTCCTCTATTAGTCTTACTATGCTTGTGTTGTTGGTTATTACTGCCTCACCTGTGTCTATCTTGATTATGCTTTCCGAACCTCTCCCACGCCCTCGTTCTCTGGCATTTTGAACCGATTTCTCGCCAACATATTGCTCACCTGCGTTTTTTAATATTTCAGGATCAAATTCAATTTTGTATTCGTCTAGCACTTCTCTAACGTTGAGTTCATCTCTTTCTTTCAGAATCTGATTGGTTAATTTTTCAACTAATCTTTCACCTGCTTGTTCCAGTCCTTGTGCTGTAAAATTGACCACCGTCCTAGGAAATTTGAATCTGTCGTCAAACGCTAGATCATTGATACGTACCGCTGTGACATCATATATTGCTCCGCCCTCATTGACGTCAAGATCAACCCTGGTAATCAACACAGGAATCTTACGAACAGTGCCTTGTCCTTCCATTGGTATACCGTTTTCATTGAATCCTTTAAACTCTATCGTGAGAAGCATCGGTGCGTCAAGGTGATCCTTGTATCCTTGTAATCTGGCCGCGGCTCGCATCTTTTCAACAAAGGATATGCCAAAAGGTTCGTGTAATTTGAATTCCATTTTGACAAAGTCCGCCAGCCCACGTTCCTCGCTTGGGCCCACGGTAGACAGCATGTTGACCTCTTCGAAGAAAATGTCTCTGCCCCTTTCCAAAACGTCCACCGCGTCCTTGTAGTAATCATCATACTGTTTAGCTTCTCTTCTAAGAATGGCATCCTCAGCTCCTTGACCTCCAGTTTGACTGAACGGGGAGGGACTAATATTCACTCCCTCTCGGCCACCGATTCCTCCAGATCTTGCAATCACATCATGTACAGGATTTGTTAAGAAACTACGGTTCTGAAGTTCTTCCTCTTTTAATCCACTCAGTGTAAACAAAGTGTTGTATGTAGCAAATTTGTGTAATATGTTTGTGTGAAGTGTGGAACCTTCTGTTGTCTTCTCATTAAAGTTTTCCTGCGGGTTTGGAAATCTAAATGTATTAATACTTCCTTTTTTTGCCGACTCTAACTCTTTTTCTAAATTTTGAAGATTTTTATTGTTAAAAATGGCATTACGACTACTCACTTTACCATTTTTAATGTCCTCGATCTGTTTCTCAATTTTTTGTACATCGGAGAGTGTCTTGGAAACGTTCTTAGATGCTCTGTATTTTTTTGCCATACTACACTCCTAGGTCACGTGTAATAATGGCCGGCTTTGGCAATTGGATTGTCACTCCTGGTTTGAAATCATATATGGGATCTTCTATCTGGTTTGGATTACGCTGAGCGAACACCCACCACAGTCTCGGTGAGCCATAGAGGTCAAACGCCAAGAGATCTGGCCTATAGGCATATGTTCTTTCAATTGTGTAGGACTGATCGTCATCCTCTATCGCAAAGTTCCTACGTGTCAAGGGTTCCAGGTTGATATTATTTTGTGGAGTTGCGAAATAAGGTGAAGTTGGTGAATATTTTGCCATTAGATAAATCCTATGTCGTTTGCTCCCTTGCCACTTAAATCACCTCTGGCAAATTCAGATAATGAAAACTGGCCAATCGAATCTCTGCTGTACACTGGGGTCACCAATACAGATATGTTTGACAGAGTAGGAGCCCATGACTGAGATTCTCCCGAGGTCAAAGCCACTTCATCGACTACTTCGGCTTGACGATAGAGTCCGCCTTGTCCTTGTTTTGTTGATATGTAATCTATGCCCGGTCTTAACTCAACGTTGAATGTGTTGACAATTACTGGCACTTTGTTGAACATGTGATCACCATAACCTGACATATGCAGGATAGGTGGTGGGTTGCCTTTCAAATCCTGTTCCTTGCCGAAAAACATTTTGGTGACTGTACGTAGGAAGTTCACTGTGGCCACCCAGTGTTTGGCGTCATCAGAATTCTGTACTGGAAATTCACCAATAATGTTGTATGAGTCAACCTGTGAGTTCTGGTAAGCCTGGAATGGATAGTTGCTGTGTGTCTGCGCCAGTGGATTATAATTTGCAGAATGCTGTATTACAACAGCTGGTGTCAGAGGCCAAAACATACCGTTCGACTCTTGCAATGGTTCAAGCAGTGCGTTGTTGTCTAAAATAGCACCACGAAGAGCGTCAGCACCCGCAGGTATCTGTAATCTCACTCGCCAGTCTTCCTTATCACTACGTCCAGACCACTTGGCCTTTGCCCTGGGTATTCTGCTATCGGTAGATATGCCAGCACCTGTAAGCCTGCCCAGAGTCCTGTTGAATATTCCTGTTCCAACGTCCTTTAGTACCTTGCCAATTGTTGCCATTTAAATGGTTGCTTTCCTTTGTAAAATTTTGTATACTTTAACTATATTTATAGGCATTATTTTAGGCGCACTTAATTCACCATACGACACGATTCAACAGACCTGTTTGTGGTCATTACCAATTATATAAAGAGAATTTATGAAGAGAGTAAAGTATCTAAACAATCGAGATCTGTTGGCACAGATACACGCCAGCAAAAACACATATTGCTCGTACGTCACGCCGGAGGACGCACAATACGATCTGATAGTGCCAAACCTCAAAAAGGTCAATGCCAGTGCAGTGGCACAGGCACGTAAGGCAAAAGCAAAAAGGCTGACCCAGGAGGCGTGGGAACAGGCCAAGGAAGCAGGCCTTAAAAAGATTAAATTGGCTGACTACACAGTGTCACCGAGAAAGATACACAAGACAGATCTTGTGTTCAGAGTGATGATGTTCGATCACGTGCCAATGGACGATGAAAGAAAAAAAAATCCAAAGACCACAGCAGATCATCACAGCAAGGTGAACTTTCCCCCTTTCCAACACTACAGGTTCGACAAAAAGGACAAACTAGTGTGTGTGGGCAAGTCACACTGGGTGGGTGGAATGAACAACGGACACTTCTCAGCAGATCATGGCAAGATGACAAATCAATTGGCATTGATGTACATGAAGTTGTGTGAGAGATATGGCACGAGAGCAAACTGGAGAGGCTACACATACAATGACGAAATGCAATCACAGGCGCTGATGCAGTTGTCACAGATTGGTTTGCAATTTGACGAATCAAAATCAGACAACCCTTTCGCATACTACACAGCGGCGATTACAAATAGTTTCACGAGGATTCTGAACATCGAAAAGAAAAATCAATCGATACGTGACGATCTGCTAGAATACAACGGCATGATGCCAAGTTTCACAAGGCAAAATGAAAATGAAGCCAACACTGCAACATATAAAAAACGTATGAAAAATGTACATGGAGATGTTCATGCAGTCAACAAAACGACTCTGGCAAAACTAAACAAGGTTTTCAAGAAAAAAGGAAAACTAGACTCAGAAGATTTTAAAGACGTAAAATTTAAAAATAAAATAGATATGACCAAACACAAACCAGTTGTAAAAAAGAGATGGTAGACAATGGCATTTTTTAAGAAAGTTGCTTGTTTTACAGATATACACTTTGGCATGAAAGGCAACAGCCGTGTACACAACGACGACTGTGAGGCGTTCATCTATTGGTTCATAGAACAGGCCAAAGCACATAATTGCGAAACTTGTATATTCCTGGGTGACTGGCACCATCACAGGGCATCAACAAACGTGTCCACAATGAACTACACTGTGTCAAACATGGAGAGACTTGGAAAGGCTTTTGAAAAAGTGTATGTGATAATGGGCAATCACGATTTATTCTACAGGGAAAAAAGAGAAATAAACTCAATGGAGTTTATTAGAAATATCCCAAACATACAAATAGTAAATGATTGGATTGTTGAGGAGGACGTTGCAATAATACCATGGATAGTGGGAGATGAATGGAAAGTTATTGAAAAAATGAAACAGCAATATGTGTTTGGACACTTCGAGCTTCCGTATTTCAAAATGAATGCAATGGTAGAGATGCCGGACGTTGGCACAATTAAGACCGAACACTTCAAAAACTGTGGAATGGTGTTCTCAGGACACTTCCATAAAAGACAGCAAAATGGGAATGTAACATACATGGGAAATGCTTTTCCACACAATTACGCAGATGCGTGGGACGATGACAGGGGCATGATGGTTTTAGAATATGGTGGTCAACCAAAGTACATAAATTGGCCTGACATGCCAAGATACATCACAATCAAAATTAGTGAACTGCTGGCAGATCCAGACAAATATCTAAAACCAAAAATGTATGTCAGAGTGACACTAGACATAAAAATTTCCTATGAAGAAGCCAATTTTGTTAGAGAAACTTTTATCGAAAAATATCAACTACGAGAATTACAGCTGATACCAGAACAGATCGATCAAGCTCAACAACCAACTGTAGAAGTACAAAAGTTTGACAGCGTTGATCAAATTGTTATCAAGCAACTACAAGGAGTGGATTCAGAGACATATGATAAAAACATATTGACGGCGATCTACAACGATTTGGATGTCACGAATTAGTAAAAGAAAATTAATGAAGGCCTTGAAAGGTGAACTAGAAGTGCCAACCATGTCGGACACAATGATATTTGACATGTTCAAAAACCCGCCATCTCAGGAAGAATGGCTTAAAGGATATAAAAGATGGGTGCAACAACAGGACCTTACTGCATTACCCGAAATAGAAAAGTTGATAAAAAAGCCTAAAAGAAAGAAAAAAAGATGCTAACAATAAAAGAACTTACTGTAAAAAATTTTATGAGCGTCGGCAACCAAACCCAAGCAATTGACTTTGGTAACAAAAGTCTAGTTCTTGTTATTGGAGAAAACATGGATCTGGGAGGAGATGACGCAGGTGCTAGAAATGGAACAGGTAAAACAACGATCATAAACGCACTGTCATACGTGTTCTTTGGTGAGGCACTCACAAACATCAGAAGAGATAACCTTGTCAATAAAACCAATGAAAAGGGTATGCTGGTAAGCGTCAAGTTCATTAAGAACGGAGTAACCTATACCATAGAAAGAGGCAGAAAGCCACAGGTGTTTAGATTTTATGCCAACGACATAGAACAAAACACAGAAAGCAACGAAGCACAGGGTGAAAACAGAGAAACACAGATAGAGATAAACAAGCTGATGGGGATGACCCATGCCATGTTTAAAAATATAATTGCTCTGAACACATACACACAACCTTTTTTATCTACAAAAGCCAATGAACAAAGAGAAATTATTGAACAGTTGCTTGGTATAACTCTGCTATCACAAAAAGCAGACCTGTTGAAAGAAAAACAAAAAGCAACAAAGCAGATACTAACCGAGGAAAAATTAAAAATAGATGCCAAGGTTGCTTCAAATGAAAAAATAACAGAATCCATCGAAAGTTTGAAAATCAGATCAGCGGCGTGGCAAACACAAAAGGAAGATGATTCAAAAAGTTTTGCGGAGGCGATCGCAGAACTAGAAAAAGTCGACATAAAAGCCGAACTAGATGCCCACAAAAAAGTGCAGGAACACAGTCAAAACTATTTGAAGTTGATAAGTTTACAAAAAGAGAAAGCATATCACGAGGATTCATACACAAAAGCAAAAAGCACGGTTGAAAAAACTGAAAGTGATTTGGAATATGCCGCACAACAGAAGTGTCCAACATGCGAACAAGAGTTGCATGACGACAAACACACACACTTGGTCGACAAGCTGAAAACTACACTAACAGAATCAAAAGAATATACAACAAAATTAGAAAGTGATCTTGCAAAAATACAACGTGACATAGACTCTATAGGTGATCTCGGACAAACTCCAGAAACTTACTATGACAGCATAGATGAAGCCTACAATCACAAAGGATCTTTAAAAGATCTAAAACGTCAACTGGAACAGAATGAAAAGAAACAGGACCCATATGCTGAACAGGTGGAAGAATTGACTAAAACAGCGATACAAAAAATAGATTTCGAAAAGGCAAACGAACTGGAGGATCTACACAGACACCAGGACTTTTTATACAAATTATTGACGGCAAAAGATTCGTTCATAAGAACAAGGATCATAGAACAGAACTTAACATACTTGAATCAAAGGTTGGCGTACTTCTTGGGCAAAGTGAAACTGCCACACACGGTCACTTTCCAATCGGACCTCAGTGTGCGTATAGAAGAGCTTGGCAGGGAGTTGGACTTTGATAATTTGAGCAGGGGTGAACGGAATAGATTGATATTGAGTTTGAGTTGGGCATTCAGAGATGTGTGGGAGAGCCTTTATCAACAGATCAACTTGCTTTTCATTGACGAGCTGGTGGACGCAGGTATGGACATATCGGGTGTTGAAAGTTCCATGGCCGTGCTCAAAGACATGAGCAGGACGCAGAAGAAGAACATATTCCTCATATCTCACAAAGATGAATTGGTAAGTAGGGTAAACAGCGTATTGAAAGTTGTAAAAGAGAATGGTTTTACTAACTATGCCAATGACGTCGACATAATTGTTTAAGTGAAAGAAATAAAATAATGGGTATAGATAATTTGTACAGTGCATATCCTGATTTAGCAGGTAAAACATTGGATTGGTTACCCATGGATAAACAAGAGCTTTTTAGATATAACCTATCAAATAAAAAACACCTGCTCGATCAATATGGATGGACAGATAACAGCATCAAGTATCAATTCAACAGTGCAGGTTTTAGAACAGGGGAGTTTAAAGATTGCGATTGTGCAGTTTTTTTAGGTTGTAGTTACACAATAGGAATTGGATTGCCTTACCACAACACATGGCCATTGCTGGTTGCTGAAGAGCTAGGGCTAGAATGTTATAACTTGGGTCTAGGTAACGGATCATGGGACGGAATATATAGAATTGGATCTTATTGGATTGAGAAACTTAATCCTAAAATTGTTTTCATACTGGAACCACCTGGTGTTAGATATGAAGTTTTACCTTTTGGTACTGTTAGTGTATATAATGAATCTAAGTTTAAAGATACTCTGTGGGCCAATCTTTTTCAATATCAAGAAAATTATGATCTAAACAAACAAAAAAATATTTCAGCAATAAAAACATTGCATAAAAATATTGTAATATTAGAAAATAATCAAAATAATGTCGACCTTGCAAGAGATCTAGTACATCCAGGAATACAAACAAATATATTAATAAAAGAGAAAGCTCTTGGTCTTGTTGCATAACCAAAAAACATTATTTGTTTGGTAAAGATTAAAAATCAGTAATTCTTCGTATTGACAAAACCACTTCTTACGTGCTTTAATTACACTAACGTTAATTAATGTAATCGTACGACAATAAAGGAAGGACGTAAATTATGTCAAATGAAACACATGATGCTATAATGACAGCCATCCAAACTTACTCAGAAGAGAATGGGAAGTTTGTTGAAAAAGGTGTTAAAGCTTCGGCAACTAGAGCCAGAAAAGCATTAGCAGAATTATCAAAGCTGATCAAAGCAAGAAGAAAAGAAATTCAAGAAGTTAAGAACGCGGCTAAAAAAGCGGCGTAATTACAATTGAATTGCAGTTCACACCAACCCTCGGCTAATAACAGTCGGGGGTTTTTTATAATGAAGTTGAACATTAAAATATATCTAGACCAAGAAGAATTGGAATGGAAGGTGGAATATCCCACTGTAAATAAAGTTTCATTCCCTGTTGATCCAGGTAACAAAACACTCAAGATTAATAAAATTACACTGAACGGAATCGAGACGAATATTTTTTACAACACATCATTCCTCATCGACAATAGCGATGTGGTTTTAACTTCTGTACACGAGATAACCACCAAGGGTACATTCACACTACAAATCGATGATCTTTACATAAGGTCCCATAGATCACATAACTGGCACTGTTCTACACGCAAGGATGATTACATTTTCAATTATGAATTCACCAACAACAGTTTCAGTGACGAATACAGGGATCGTGATCATAAAGGATTCACAGACAAATTTATTCCTTGCTTTGGTTGTTCACTTACGTTTGGTGAATACCAACCACCTTCATACGCCTGGCCAAGTCTGTTAGCAAAAAAGACAGGAAGCAACTATCTGAACATGGGCGTCCCTGGCAGTGGCATTGACGCAATTTACCATAATCTAAAACTTCTTCACAAACAAAAAGGGTTTGATCGGTGTTTGATTTTGTTGCCCAATTTTGAACGCAGGGTGGTGCGATGTAAAGTTGACGACAAATATATGAGTATCCATAGCACTGTAAATTTGTCTAACGTGACTAACGAATTTTCGTTTTATAAGAATAAAAAAATGTTGGCCAGAATGCAACATGTGAAAAATAATATAATAAAAGATGAATCAAATCGTTATTCTAAAATATTTTTAGCCAAAATAATTGAATACTGCAAAAGTAACAACATAAAATTATCTGTTTCTAGTTATGTTGACGAGGTCTATGAATATCTAAAATCACAGGACCAAGTAGATTTATTGCCCCAATTTCCGAAATTGTCTATTTTCACAGAACGTGCTGACGACGGTGTGCATCCACACATGAAACATTATGAATACTTTGTTGACAAAATTATTACGACTTGATTATACCTTTTCCATGCACCCTGACACGGATGTGTCC